CTCCAAGTCTAAAGAGTCGAATGTGCCGAAGGTGATGACGATCTTGTCGGTGCCGTTTTCCAGCAGAACGAAGAAGTCATCCTCCTGCAGCAAGTCACGCCGCAGTATGGGATAGTCCGCACCGCCGCCGCCGCCAGCGAACCGCTGGACGTCAACGCCGAGGCCTAGTCCCAGTCTCATTGATTAGACCCACTTGCGGTTGTACGCCACGATGCCGCCGCTGCTCAGAGCGAGCGAGGTGAACACGCCGGAGATCGAATCGCCGGCCTGTATGGTCACGCCAGAGCCCAAGCCGGTGATGTTGGACGTGCAGCCCGAGAGGATCGACGTCGAGACGGCATGGATCTCCATCCAGTTGCCGCTCACCGTACCGTCGGCCGCGGTGATGTATTTGCCGCCGAACTCGCCGGCGAGCTGACGATTAGAGCCAACATTCATAAAGTGAACTTCTGACTGCTCCTCTTTGTGCCACCTTGCCACCCGACCTGCAAGCGTGTACCCCCGCACTTAACCCTCACCTCCGGGTTGTCGCGCTCGATCTCCTTCAGGAACTGCGAATCCTTCCAGCAGTCGTAGCCGTACTTGGTGCCCCAGGCATGGTACAGCGTAGGGTCGATGCGCATCCGAAGACGGCCGATGCCGTCCACACTGCGCAAGTCGGTCTGCGAGTCCTTGGCGATCCGCTTCTGCTGGATGCCGGCCTGCACCCAGTCCTTCTGGATGCCTTTTTCGAACTCCTTGATGACCGCACGGCGCAGATCTCCGGGAAGATCGTCCAGAGCGTTTGCAATGACTGAGGAAGCGTTCTGATTCATGGGCAGAGAAAAGGGGAGGCTGCCGGGTTTGTCCAGCAACCTCCCCGTGTTTGAGTGGTTTAGGCTCCGTTGAAGAAACCAAAGCCGCTCGGGTTCTTCACCACAAGTCCGGCAATGGCCTCGACGAGACGGGCAGGACCGCCACCAGCGTCAGGCAGAGCCTTGACCTGCGGCAGCTTGGCGTAGCGCACCTCGACCATGTCCATGGGGATGACATAGCCCTTAGTGGCCTGAGCGGACAGAGCAGTGCCGTTCTTGCCGCCGATGAAGGTCGTCGGGTGCAAAATCAGGCGGCCGAAGTCGCCTTCGAACAGATCAATGGACGACTTGAACGTGTCGCTCGACAGATCCTGATTGAACGTGCGCACCGAAGTGGCGGCGATGGAGTTGGAATTGACAACCTGAGTCGTGCCAGAGGCAGTCAGGTTGGTGAACGCACGCTTCAGCGTGGTGCCAACGATACAATCGTAGTCGCGGAAGGTGCCGGTGTTGCCGTAGATGGCAGTCAGCACGTTCTGGGCGGTCGCCTCGGTGAACGAAGCGGCAGCCGTAGTGTCAACAGCGCCAGAGGCAGGCAGGAACGGCGAACCAGAAGCGCAAGCGCCGATGTTCGAAGCGTTGGTGCTGTTCAACCAGTTACCAAGCGAGCCGGTCAGATACGGATTGGCAGTGCTGACCTCAGTCTGCGCAGCCTGATTGGTGCACATGAAGGTCGCTTCCATATCCCGTTTAATCAAAACGAGGGTCTTAGCAATGCCGTTGGCAAGCTCATCGGTCACACCGGCGACGTTCTGGGTCTCAGCGATAAAGCCGATACGCAAGTCGCGGCGGAACACCTGACCGTAGTTGTTCAGGCGGGTCCGGTTCTGCACCGGGTTGGCCGCGCTGGAAACAGTCACGTCAGCACCGTCGACAACACCCTGCAACTGAGGGTCACCGTAGTTGTCGACTTGCCACGAGAACTGCATATTCCCGAGGTCCTTGCCCTTGGGGGCCATGGACACGAACGGAGTCGACTTGGCGTCGACGATGGCGATGTAGTCCGCCAGATCCTCACGGATCGCGGAGGTGGAGGCCAACGGCACAGTGCCGGCCTGATTTTCTTGGAGCAGGGGCATAACTTAGAGCATCCTTTTCAGTACTTGAGCCAGTTCACTTTGACTCCCGGTTTTCGAAAACTTCGACTTCGCCTGCTGCAGGCCGACCGCAGCCGCATCCTTTTTCACAGGAGCAGCAGTAGGTTTGCCAGGCTGACTCGGCGCCTTCACGATAGGCTTCACCGCGGGTTTCCCCTTCGATGTCTCCAACCGTAGCTTCCTGCCAGCAATGAAATCGCCGATGAGCACCTGATACTCCGGCAGGCTTGAGAGCTGCGGCAACTGCCGCAACACCGTCTGCGCTTCCGTGTACTCGGCACTGGCACGGTCCTTCCACCAAGGATAGAGCTGCTCGGCCACCGGCTTGATCTGCTGATAGTTCTGCAAGAATCTAGCGCGATTCGGGATGTGCAGATCCAGCGCATCTTCGACACGCCGTCTGATCTGCTTCACCTCATCCGCGCTGTACTCCTTGCCGTCTACTTCGCAGCCGTCGATGTTGTCCTCGCACCACCGCTTCAGGTTCCGGGCTTTGCTCCACTCATCATTGAGTTTGGACGCATCCCAGACATCAGCGAATGGGTCGTTGGACGCCACCGCAGGCACAGGCCGCTCGGCTTGAGTCTGCTCCAGCTTGGTCTTGGCGTCGTTGAGTTCACGCTCAAGCGCCTCGGCCTTCTCCAGCGCCTCTTTCTTCTGGCGCGTGAGCTTGTCGATACGCTTGCGGAAGCCCAACGACTCGTCGTTGTCTTCGGATTCCGAAAGAACTTCATCAGGCGGCTCGGCCTGACTCTCCGTTTCTTCAGCGGTCGGTTCCGCTGCCTGTTCCTCGTCCGCACTCACGGCCGTAGGCTCAGGCTCCGACTGTTCAACGGGCTGCTTCGCCTTCTCTTCCTCCCCGCTGAATCTTGACTTCAGCAGCTTCGCCAACGCCGATTCGTCGAACTGCATCGGGTTGATTGGGGGCTGTGCCGTGTTTTGGGCAGGTTGCGCTTCCTGTGTCGTATTCGGGATGTCCATGCTGTTTTGACCCTGCAAGTCGGGTATGTTTCGCCAGGGTGGTTAAAGGCCCACCAAGAGGCCGTTGTTGTAGTGAGATATCAAGAATGACGAGAAGTCAAATCTTTCTCACTTCTGAGCGAGCTTATTAGCAAGCTCAAATCTTGTATGGCAGCAGCCCTGCCGCAGTTGTAGGCACGGTCTTCTGCCGACAGGTTAGGCATAATAGCAGAGCGACTCTCGTCCTCTGCTGTATCTGCAATAATCTGCAGGAATGCCGCGATTACCGGGTGCTCGTCGGATACCGACAGAGCCTCGGCCAGTTGTTCTTGGTTGAGTTTCATTGCACTCCGAGGCGGCCAGTGACCGCATTCTGCTGTTGTTGCACGCTAAACTGCAGGTTTTCGATGTACTTCTGCAGATTGGCTTGGAAGAGCTGATCCTGCTGCAACTGGGCCTGATACTTCGGGTTCGAAGCCAGCACCTGCTGGGCGAACTGCAGACGCATCGCAGCCGTCGGGTCGTTCTCACGCAGCATCGGGGGATTCCCGAGGCTGATGAGCGCGATCTCGTCGTTGGTCTCGCCGAACATCTTCTGCGCCGCCGGTCCCTGCTGCATGACAAGCTCGCTCGCAAGGTTGGGATCAATGCTTCGCAGGGCCACCGAGATGAGCTTGGCCCGGTCGATGACGCCAGCGGTGTCCAAAGGCAGCACGAGGGTCGAGATAGCCTTCAGCTTCTCGGTCACCAGGTCGGTCGACAGCTCGCGGATGTCGAACTTCAGCATGACATCGAAGTCCTGCACGTTCTCCGGCAACGGAGTCGTCGAGGCCGTGATGCGCATGATCTCCGCGGGGCCGACGTACTGCAGCGTCAAGGCCAGCACCTGGCGGAAGGCTTCGGTCCACCCGTGCAGCCAGTTGTTGATCAGCCTCTGCTGGCGCATCTGAGTGACTGCAGGCGGCACCTTCTCAGTGGGGCGCCCAAAGTACCGATCAGTCTGAGCCATCACCGAGTCGATCAGATTGAAGGCAACACCCGGCTCCCGGGCAGGCGGCGCTAGGAAGCCAATCTCGCCGCGGCGCAGCACCGGCACCTGCACGGCCGGGCCGATCTTCAGATTGCCGCCCCGAGTCTTCGGCACCTCGATGGGAGGCAGCGTAGCCAAGCTGGTGTAATCGAAGATCGAGTCGCGCTGGGCCTTCACCTCATGCTGCCAGGTCGAGCAGATATCCGGCACGCCGCGGCTCTCGGTGATCTGACGATGCACCACCTCCGAACGCCACACCACGAACGGGTACTGTCCGTGCGAGTATTCCAGAGCTTCGAAGTAGCCCCACTTGTCGCCCACCTGGGGGCTGAACACCGTGTAGAACACACCCGGGATACCGTCGCTATCCACGGCCTTCTGGTAGGCGTAGCAGACCTCGATCAGGTTCTCACGGTCGAGCAACGAGTTCTCAGCCAGCCCGACGCTGTACGAGAAGTCCGAGTAGTCGCTGAAACGTCCCATCGTGTTGATGGCCTCCTGCGCCCACTCGCTGTCCCAGCCCTCCACCTCGACCTTGTTCAGCAACTGCGCCTCGGTCATGTAGAACCGGCGGAAAATGACCCGGGCAGACTGGATATCGGTGGTCTCCGGCGGGAACACCATCTCATCCCACGGCGCCAAGGCCGCGATCATCGGTTTGTTTGTAACCATCGTAGGCACCGGGAAGTCACACTCGCCCTCGTCGCGCAGCTCGCGCACAGCCTTCAGAGCCCGGCGCTTCTTCAAGTTGGGGAAGGCAGCCATCAGCAGCTCCGCGGACTGGTCATCAGCCTCCGGGTTGGCAATCAGGTTGGGCAAGTCAGCCAGAACCGAGCCCTCGGGCGACTGCGCAGCCAAGGCCATAATCTGGTCCATCGTCAGATACTGCTCCTTCTGCCCAAGCTCCTGCTGCCAGGTGACGTGCACGCCAGCCCACCCGTAGGTCCAGAGGTACTGCGAGAGCAACTCGACCTCACGGGTCAGGTCGTTGTACATCTTCGCATTGGTCGCCCAGTCCATCAGGTTGTGGGCGGTCACAGCCTGATCAAGCTGGCTCACATTACTCGGCGAAACTCGGAGCATCGAGCGCCAGAAGGACGTCGAGCACAGATCCACAAGGCCATTGATCACCTCATCGGCCAACGGGATGCGCGTGTCGCTCGCACCATCCCAAGGAAACGCCGGCTTGTTCCGGTTGGCGTCATTCCATTTCTTGCCGTCGTCAGTCTGACCTGGCCACCTGCAGTACCGCACCTGCTCGACACGGTCGATCCTAGCGAAACACCCGTAATCGGTAGCACTGCGCCGCAACTCCTCGGTCAATGCAGGCACATTTGGCTCCTCGCCGACCCGGGCCATCACGTCTGTCGCCGTCTTGTAGGAATCTCCTTGCATAGTGTCTTGTGTTAGTATCCACCGCCGCCGCGACTATCAAAGCCCCCACGGCCGACAAAGGCAAGGCCCGAGACCAACAACATACCCAGGCAATCAATCGGATCTTTGGTCGCTCCCTTCTGCCCATCCCTGCCCGTATGCTCCGACAGCGCATAGATCAGGTTGGTGCAGTCGTTCACAACGTACAATTGTGGCTCGTTGATCGCCGTAAGCTCCTGCGTGGCATCGTAGGAGAGCTGCGAGTTGATCGCAGACGTCCGCTGGTCCACAGGCACGCCCGGCGCCGGTATGAATGCCATGCCTTCATCAGTCGGATCTTCAGATTCGGCCAAAAGGTCGATCAGCGTAGTGCCTCCAGCCTCCGACAAAGCAGGCGATCCACCCGCTTTCGGGTCGATCAACCGCATCACCGGCTCGCCGTAGTTCAAGTCTTGCTCGATCTGCCTGAATAGCCTGCGGTATTCCGAGATCGACCGGCCAGCCTCCAACGTCTGCGCAGGCCCAGGCTTCCCATCAGCCTTCTCGCTAGGCAGCACCCACTCGCCATAGTTGGAAAAGTCAGGGAACTCCCGCACCACCACCCGCTTTCCATCCTCATACACCAGCATCCACAAGGCGTACCAGTTACGCGCACCCGCGGGGTCGCACACCATGTACAGCGTCCCGCCAGCAGGCACCGAGGAAGCCGGTATGCAATGAATCTCAGGCCTGAACCGCGCAAAGGCCTTCCCAATGTTGTCACTAGCCCACCCATAGGCCCGTGTCAGTATCTGCCCCATAGGCGAAGCCACCAGCTTCGACTTCATCTCATCGAACGGGTTGTAAGGGTTGTCCTCCGAGAAGAAGAACACAGTCCTCCTATTGGTCTGATTCTGCACCATAGTGCGAGCAGCCTTGCCCACAGGCCACGTTGGCAATCCCTGTTTGCCATTGAGCAACTCAGCCTCATGGAACTTCGTAATAGCAGAGCCAGCAGTAAACTCCTTGTAGACCGAGGCCACACCCTCCAGCGGCGTCTGTGTGATCAACAGCTTGCCGCGTCTAGTGATCAGTCGATACCGCAGCGTCTCCACCCAGCTCTGTGGCACCAACTCGTCGCACCAGATCAAATCAGCCTCACGCCCCTCAATCGTGTTCTCGCTCTGCGTGTAGTTCAGAAAGTCGCACCTTGAGCCATTAGGCAGAATGAATGACCCATCGGTGAAACCATTCTTCCGGCTGTAGTTGAGATAGTGAATGCGGCCCTTCTTGGTAGCTCGTAGTGCCACCGGAAGATAGTTGTATATCGCCGGCTGCTGCACAGTGACACTAGTGGCATGGCTGGTGTGACAACACAGTACGCTAGCATTCTCCTTCTCCAGCAGCGTTTGCACCACACGCCTAGCCGCCCACAGCGTCTTACCAGCACGGTTGCCGCCGCTGATAAGCAGCTCCTGGGTGGCTGCATATTCGCCATTGGCCACCTCCCAGTGGTCCGGGATGTAGCCGTAGGTGTACGGATCAGCCTTCTCCAGTAGGACAAGCTGAGTGCGCTTCTGCTTCAGCTCCAGCGCCCGAGGGTGGCTAGCGTCGACCTTGGGTATGACAGGGTGCTGCGGCTGCTCGTTCCACCAGGCCGTGTTGCACGCCTCGGTGCAGAAACGCTTTTGCTTAGGTCCGCTGTGCTGCTTGATGATCTCGAAGGGCTTGGAGCAGGTGAGGCAGAGTGGTTGGATCATTTATCAATATTTTTCGTTTGAGGAAACCCGTCGCCTTTTGGCCGTCGCCGCAATCCGCCGACCCCCTCCCCCGGGGGGTGCCGCGGTGACTGCTGTTCCACCTGCCGTAACGGGGTAGGACACTGGCTTTTTCATGGGGTGCTGATGTGCGTTTGGCCCAATGTTTACGCGGGTTTGCTGCGTGTTTGCGCGACGAAGTGAATATAATACGGATTGTGCATCAATGCGTCGAAACAGGCCTAAACTCGCGTGTTTCTGTGGTAACAGTGGCGGAGGGGTAGGACATTTGGCGCCACTACCTAAACCGCATCGGGCAGTTGCTCGTCGTTCACGGGGGTCACGTCACGCTCCTTCAGGTCCTTCATCAGGTCGCGGTGGTTTACGCTAGCTGTCATAGATAGGTGAATTGAGGTAGGCTGACCCTTAATAACAGAAAGTTTGTCGGTTAGCACAGCGACCGCTACGGGTAAGTTCCTATCATCGATCAAACTAATAGAGGATTCAGCTAGCCGCTTGGTGCCTTTCCAGATTGCAACCTCTAGGAATCCGGTAACATCACGGCGCCAGTCTTCCTCATTGTCTGGATAGTCGACCGGAACCTTGACTCCTCTGATCAGCTTGAAAGCGGTTGCCTGGCATACACCGGCATCAGCAGCGATCTTCTCTAGCGGCTTGTTGTGCAGAATACCTTCTACAACAGCATCTGCCTTCTCTTGTGTTAGTGAGTTGTTGAAGTGCTGGTTGGGGTGATGTGTCTTAACATAGCCAAGCTCTTCGGCAGCCTTGAATACCTTGTCCTGCGTTTCCTTTGGGTACTTCGTGCTGCCTGCGAGGATACGCTGGGTGTAGACGTAGTTTACGCCTGCAGCCTCTGCGACCTTCTCAATGCTTGGCCGTTTCTTCTTCTCACCCGGCATAAGGCGCAAATGAATAGGGGAACTCTCCCCAATGGTTGAGTTGCTTCTTCGGCATCATGGAGTAGTGCGGCACTTCGCACAGGCTCATCCTGAAGGCAGCCGCGAAGTCTTCCGATAGGTACTCCAGTTGTCCCGGCATGGTGTCTACGGCGAACGGCATCCACAGCGTGGGGAACTCCTCGACGCGCACGTCCTTGCACCAGTCGATTCTGTAGGGGGGTGCTATGTCCACCCTCCCGAGCTTTTCTAACGTCTCTACGAGGCGTTTACGAGGGATTGCGAGGCATCCGCTTGCGAACATCTGAATCGGCACCAGCTCACTGGCCGACTCTGCGTTGGCCGTTTGGAACTTCAGGGCCTGCAGGTGCTCTGCTTTGGGGCGTAGGGCTGGCCTGGGCGGAAGTGTTCTACAGGGGTAGGGTATGCACACGGTTGCCTGGTGCTGATGGGCCAGCTCTGCCATACGCACGATGTCGGCCGCGGCGAACTCCACGTCATGGTCGATCTGCACCCAGACGTCTTTGCCGGAGTCGAGGAACCACTTGGTGGCCCGGCAACGGCTTCGGGATATCAGAGCATCCTCGCGGATCGTGCGGAGATCTGTCTGGCGATCTGATCGTGCGAAGGTGGCTGTCAGGTCGACCCAGGACATCAGACAGGCCGCTGAGATGCCGCCGTAGGCATACAGGCTGACGTGGATGGAAGGCCTGGTGCCATCCTTGGTCTCTGGCTGGACCGTTGACTTCGGTCGGGGTGCGTAGAGGAACGGGTCGTCCACTGTTGGATTGGTTGGGGTGCTCATTGGGATTGTTTGGGTAGGCCTGCTGCCTCGCGTTCTCTGGCTAGGGTCAGTTCGTGGCCTTTGGAGATCATGTAGACGATGGAGCCGCGGGGCACATTGCAGGCCTTGGCGGTGCCATCAAGGCTGAGGCCCATGTTTCGGAGCTGATAGGCGCGAATCATGGATTCGGGGTGGTGCCTGACGGCTTGCTGGGCGTAGTCCTCGATGAGCATAGGATCTGGCGAACCGTCTTCGAGGAACTTCTGGTTTGCCGGGTAGGATATCCAACCGGCTTTGACGGCTCGTGCGATTATCTGCGGTGCTTCAGATAATAGCCTGAGGTTGTCGTTGTGTGTTCTGCTCATATCAATAGCTCGGCGATGGGTCTGTGAAGCGGCAGTATTGGCCTTCGTACCATAGGTTGATCAGGCCGCACTCGCCGTCACGTTGTTTGGCTATGGCTATCACGGCTTCTCCCTGTGGCTCGTTGCGATCCCTGTTGAGCAGTAGGACCAAGTCTGCGTCGCGTTCGATCTGGCCTGAGTCGGCCAGGTCGGTGAGTCTGGGTATGCGTCCCTTGTCCTTTTCGTTCTCACGATTCAACTGGGCGAGGGCCACGATAGCGGTTTTCGTATCGGTGGCGATAGATTTCAGCTTACCGCTGACTTCGGCGATCTCGTAGGTCTTCTTCTCGGCTGCTCTGGAGCCATGGATTTTCTGCAGGTAGTCGATGATGACCAGCTTCACCTTCGACTTGCGTACAGCACGTCTAATGATCGCTGTGATCGAGGCAATGTTTGATACAGCAGAGCCGGATACAAACTCAATGGGGCTGTTGGCTATCTTTGCTGAAGCACTGCTCATAGCCTTCATACCTCCTTGATCCAGTTCTCCAGTCTTGATGCTTTGCATAGGAACAGATCCGACACTGGATACCATACGGCGTACAATAGACTCATCTGACATCTCTAGTGAGATGAATAGAGTCGGAACCTTTGCTTGTATGCCTGCAGCATTGGCAATGGCTATTGCAATAGCTGTCTTACCGATGCTGGGTCTTGCCGCGATGATGGTGAGTTCTCCGAGTTGGAAACCGTCGGTTTTTTGGTCAAGAGCCCAGAAGCCCGAGGTGATGCCCGAGAGCTGGCCTTTGCGTGCGAATCTTTCCTGCGTGGCGTCGATGAAGCGTCCGACTACGGACTTTGAGGATTGCACCTCGTCCTTGGAGACCTCAATGGCGAGCCCTGCTTCGGCATTGGAGACGATTTGATCGACGCTGAGGGTGGAGACAGCGGACTCGCGCAAAAGACGGTCTCCAGCGGCTCGTAGCTGGCGTCTGAGGTGAGCTTCGAGTACCGACTTGGTGAATGCCGGGTAGTTGGCGGCCGATGGGCACAGCTCGTCGGCCTTGCTGAGGTCTTCGAAGGGAGCGGCAAGAGCTGGGTAGAACTTCTTCCACTCTGTGACAATGGTCTTATGTGTTACCTTGTCACCTTTGTTGGTTATGCCTTTGGCAATATCGTAGATATTACGGAGGTTCTCGTTCTGTATTGCTTCACTTGGAACCTTTGCGAACACCTCGTAGCACACATCGGTGCTACCACCGATACAACAGCCGACTAGGCCGTATTCGTCATCCTCTGCGTAGAATGGATCGTTCATAGGTAGTTGCGCAGATCTTTGGCGTCGGTGGGAATTGGCAGGTTCTTGCCACTAACGGCTGGAAAGGCATTCCTAGGAGGGAAAACTCCTTGATAGTTGCTTGCGATTGAATGCATCACTGCTGCCGGGAATGTTTCAGCGGTGTATTCCTTGGCCCATGCTTGCAAGGCAGCCGAAAGGCCGATGCGCTTGTAGCCCTGCTTCCGTTCGGCTTTGTAGGCCAGCCAGGTTTCCACAGCGGCAAGGCACTCGTCGGTCTGGAACTTCTCGGGAAGTGTCAAGCCGTACTTGACAGTCCACGGCGACTTCGGAGTCGTAGTATCTTCTTTAGGAGAAGGAGATGGAGACGGAAAGCATACTTCTGGTACCGATTCGGCATATGCCTTGGCATCGTCTGGCATATCCTCTGGCAATGCGTTGGCATGGTTTTTCCACCTCAGATTGGCAATATCCCGCTGTTTTTCGCTTCTTTCCTTCTGTTTCAACCGTTCCTTCTCCAATCGCTTGTTCCGGTAATGGCCATCGTCTCCAGCTTCAAACTTACTTTGGCATATGCTTTGGCAATGCGTTGGCATACCGAGGCACATCCTTTGGATGTCGAGTTCAGTCACGAATCCCTTCGACCACTGGAGGCACAGCAGCGAGATGTAGGCACCACGCTCCTCGTTGGTCATGGTCATGGTGCCTGCTAGGAAGTCGTCGGCATAAAACTGAAATGCCGGGGCTCTTCCTTTTTGTTTCTTCTCCTTGTTCATGTATCAAACAGAAAACCCCACCCAGACCGTGGTAGGAACTCCCGCAGAAGCAACGGGACGTGGCACGGAAAGGGTGGGGAAAAGTTGGTTGGACATGGCTTCTGGTTGTAGTGTCGGCGCTCACTTCCTACGGCTCGCGCTGACGTACTGCTCCCTATCGTCCTGCTTCCTCGTCGTCTAGCTCTCTGATGAGCGTGCAAAACGCTCTGTGCGCTGTTGCTGGGACAACACCGTTACCGAGCAATCGGAGTTCATCCGTTCTATTGTCACAGGAGACGCACAACTGGGCATAGTCCATCCCACTGGAAGGCCCATCAGGGTCTCCACCCAGCGGGGGTTGAGCTTGCCTCCTCCCGGAACACTCGCTCCCGCTTGCTCCTCGATGTTCCCCTTCCCCCTGTCGTAAGTGAACTTGCTTCCCCTCGCCATCCCAGCACGGGTTGTTGCCCAAGTCTTGGTCTGATTGCTCAGACCCACCTGCCTCGACTTGTCGCTCCTCCTGTCGCTCGCATCCGGTGTCGCCCAGCTCTTCACCTGTTGATCCAGCTTGTCGATCATGCTCCCGTCCTTCTGCCGGTGCGCTCCGGTCGATACGGTGGCTGTCTGCCAATTTTGCACCATTTCCACCTGTTGGTTGATGGTCTGCGATTGCAGTACCATCCGACCATCCGGTGTCTTGCGGTACGCTCTCTGTCCCGGCTTCGCTGGCTGTCCATCCTTGGTGTAGAGCGTCTCCACCTTCGCACCGGCTTCGTTGGCTTGTGGCGTCCTCCAATCCACTGACAACCCTGGGCGGCTCCCATCCGTACTGCTGCTCGCCGGGACGGCTGGGCCATGCACTGCAACGAATCCCGCCAGTTTGGATTTCGCTGCCACCTTCTTCATGTCCACGTTCTCCCCAGTGTCCTTGTGGTCCCTGGCTGCCGGCGTTGGCCATGACTTCACAACCACCGTCGTCAGACTCTCCTGACTCCCCTTCATGCCTCTGGAGCGATCCTGAAAGCCCTGCCGCACCTC